TGGAGGGGTGGATCGGCGACAGTCGCTTGTCGTTCTCGATTGAATCTAATTACACCGCTTTGATCAGTGAAAAAGTAGTCGCCTTTGCCTGAAACCACGGGATTGGCATTCACCGTGAATCCATTGCCGTCCTGTGTTCGGACGTAGACAAAGTAGTATCCGCTTTTGGGAGTCGCGGGTGAACTAGCGTGTGCCAAGACGTTATCGAGCAAACAAGTTGCTGTCGATGTCGGCTGGCGGCCCTCGTTCTCGCAGCCGAGGTCGGCCAAACTCATTGAATAGCCAATTGGCTCACCCGTTTTGGTCTTCCAGCCTGTGGCGCGATAACTTACTTCTGCTGCAACGATCGTGCGCACCGATCCGACTGACGACGCTTCATACGGGGTAACACTAACGCGGTAGCACGACGACAAAGCGCCCGTTATCGCCAACGCAACTGCAGCGAGAACCTTTCGTTTCATCGTCCATTCCCAAGGCTGTAGAGCATAATGAGGATTCTGCCAGAAGCTTAGCAGCTCAGAAGCTCTATTCCGCCAAATACAGATCCATCACCTGCCCACCGGCGTTCGAGAACGCTTCAAAATCGAATTCCGGAACCAGGAAATCTTCGTTCTTCGTCGCCCAGGCGAGTTTTTCGGCGACGCAGGAGTAGAGCAGCAGGTTCGCCTGTTTGCCGGCGTACTGCTCGTTCAGCAGCACCTGAAATGTCGGGGCAAATCCCATCAACTGCTGGCGGATATTGAGTTGCAGCCCAGTTGCCGACGAGTACCGATATGAAATCAGCACGGCCGCTCCCCCATCGGCTGCCGCGAAGGTGTACACGCCGCTGCTAACCGAGTACTGCCCTTGCACGGGCGAGGTTGTGACCTTCGTGAGCGGGAGTCCGGTAACGGAATAGCGCACGCCCCAGTCGTCGACGAACTGCGCTGAGTTCGTCACCGTCACCGTATACGGTGACGACGCCGGCACGGTTTGCGCTTCGTCGAGCGACGTGAGCTTCTGTCCGCCGTTCATCGCCTGGCCAAAGAACAGATCGTTCACGTGCTTGCCGACGATCTGCGCGAACTTTGCCTTGCCCGCAATCTTGCACTTGCCGCGCGCGACGGCTTCAGCAAACTGGTTCTGGCCATAGAGCTCTTTGAGGGCTCCGGAGATCTCCAGCGAGATGTCCTGCAGTGTGCCGAATTTGATGGGTGTGGGATTCGCCGCAAGGTTGCCGCCGACAGGATATCCCCACAGAGTGCCTGATCCGAATTGGAACATGTGTTCTCCTTACGGGCCTTCGGCAGTCGGCTTTCGGCACTCGGCCAGGAAGCATTTTCGAGTTCTCTCGAAAAGCCGTTGCTGGCTGAAAGCTGACAGCCGAACGCCGACAGCCTTACGCAGTTGTAAGTATCTCCACCGGCACGACCGCCATTGCCGCCGCGCCATTCACGTTCTCGGTAATGCGCGCGCTGCCCTGCAGCCGGCAATGCGACACCCGGCCGCCGAGCGTCTGTTTGCCGTCCGAGTTAGCGGGTGGCGCGAGCGCAGCTTCAAGAGCGTCGAGCAGCGAATTCAATTCCTGAGATGGGATCGTCTGCTCGTCGCCCGAGCCCTGGGTGTAAATGACGAGATCGACGGTCGCGATCCAGATGATCGGCTCGCCATTTGCGTTCGTCTTCGCGCGCTCACCGGTCTGCACCTGGAACAGAGCCGGACGCGACTCCGGCGAAACCTGCTCCGGCATGCGCCAGCGGCGCGAGATCGTAGCGAACTTCGAGCCTAGCGCGGATTGCAGCGTGGCGAAGAGTGCCGAGTAGATTTGCTCGCGTGGAAAATTCATAGGCTATCGGCTGTCGGCTTTCGGCGTTCGGCCAGCGAACGGTATGAGCTAATCAGGTACGATACCCACTCGCTTTGCACCGGAGGAGAATATGAAAGACTTCAGGAATCTCGAAGTGTGGAAGCTAGCCCACCAACTTACACTTGCTGCTTATCGCGAAACCCGTTCGTTCCCAACAGACGAGCGGTTCGGACTAACGAGTCAAATTCGGCGCGCAGCGTCCTCCATCCCCGCCAACATAGCGGAGGGGTGTGGGCGGAGAGGCGACGCCGAATTCCATCGTTTCCTTCAGATGGCGATGGGATCAGCGAGCGAATTGGAATAGCATCTTCTCCTCTCACACGATCTGGAGTACCTGGATTCTAACAAGCACAAAAAACTGACGGACGAAGCTGTTCGCGTAAAACGCATGCTAGCCTCCCTCACCCGCACAGTAGATGAAGCACGCGAAAAGTCGAGGGGCGCCCATGCTTAACGTCTTCGAAGAAGTTCAAGGCCGAACGCCGATAGCCGAGCGCCGAAAGCCTCTTTATGCCACAGCTCGCCGCGTGTACTGCATCAACGTCATCTGCACGCTCAAGGGCAACATCTCCTTCGAGAAGCTGATAGTGACCTGGCCTGATGCCGAACTTGAATCTTCTCCAATGTGCGTTCTCCGTCGATACACATACGCGAAGCCTTCGATCGCGGCCTGCTGCAAATCGACAGGGACACTCGTATATCCCGCCTGATAGACGATCTGGACATTCTGAAATCCTCGCGTGAAGCGGTACTGATACTGGCTGCAGTAGGGACCGAGCGTGTAGAAGGCGCTCGATCCGCCGCGGAGCATGATCTTGCGGCTGTCGAAGACGTAGCCGGCGCTTACCTGATCGGGAGCGGCCTGAATCGCGATGCTGTTCACAGTCAGACTGCTCACCGAGATCAGCGGGAAATTGCGCGGCAGGATCAACAGGGCGTCATTCCCATCGCGGTTCTCGGTGTAAGAGGTCGCGATGATATGGTCGCGGCTCATCCAGCGCAGCATCTGCAGCGATCCGCGTGTGATCAGGTTCTGCAGGAGCACGTCTTCGGTGCTGGTCTGGATGTTGAGCCAGGCCTTGAGGTCGGCGAGTACGCAGAGATCGTCAGGAGCAGTTGGCATGGGGGGAAGTCAGCAATTAGCGATTAACAATAAGCAATAGGCGGAAACGACACCGTAAATCTGTCATCCTGAAGCGCTTCTGTTGCGCGAAGGATCTCCCGGAATGTTGAGGACTTGATTGCCGTCGTTATGGCGTTTTCACCATGCAACTCTTCGGTCGGTCGCAGAAAAGCCATGCGAGTGCATGTATGTCCCCAATCATCGCGGGAGATCCTTCGGCCAAAAGCGGGCCTCAGGATGACATGCTCGAGAGGGTTTAGAGGTCTGGGGGCATCCTGACAAGACATGTACAAACGTCACACCGTCCCGTCTTGCTACTGGCAGCGGATCGCCGCACAATCAACTCATGCGCGGATTCGTAGGTCTGCTGTTTGTCGTCCTGATCATCTTTGGCGTGTACCACGTCTATCTGAAACAGATGCCGACTACCGATAAGGGAACGGCGCCCACGCAGGCAATCAGCCTCACCGGCGTGCGTATGGACATGCTCCAGATTGGGCAGGCTGAGCGTGGATACATCACGCAGAACAGCCGCTGCGGATCGCTCGACGAGCTGATCGATTCGCAGTCGCTGACGATGTCGCGCTCGGGACGCGACGGCTATTCCTACTCCGTGGATTGTTCAGGCACCAGCTTCAGCGTGACGGCCAGCCACGCCCCGGCTCCCGAAGGCTCGCCAATCCGCTATCCCACTCTGGCGATGGACCAGACGATGCAAGTTCGAGAAATCAGCTACTAGCTGCTGGCCCCTGGCTGCTAGCCGAAGACTGTGATCACAGCGGTGTCTAGCCAGCAGCCAGTAGCAAGCAGCCAGCAGCTTCTATCCGTTCCCGATATTCTGCAGTACGCAGAACGCGAACGGAGCGAAGACCTGCAGTACCTCGTCGACGTAAACGCCAAATTGGTACACGCGGCTGGTGATCGGCCAATCGACCTGGTGATAGTCGCGGCGGCACTTGATCTGCGCCACGTTGTCCACGTTCGACAGCGGATACGGCAGCCACTCCGTCTGCATGAGCAGCGTGCCCGCGGGTAGATACGGATGGATCTCCATCGGGATCACCTGGCCGCCGCCGGCAGCAAACTTGTTGAAGTAGCCTGCAACCATCGAGCCGCCAATCACGACCGGCTTCCCTGAGGCATCGAGGTTGATGCGGAAGAGCGGAACCCCGGTCGCGGCCATCACCTTCTTGTTGATGTTCACCGCCTCCTGCGAGCTCACCCAGATTTTGGTCGGCGTCAGGCGATTTACGTCCCATTGCCCCTTGAGCGCATTGTCGATCTCGACGATCCCGCTGGCGCCATCAGAGGTGAGAAACGCGCCATCGAGCGACTTGTAGTAACCATTGCCGCCGCCGTTCACGTTCTTCACCAGCTGCATGATGAGGCCGTCGAACTCCAGTCCGTTTTTGGAATTGTCGGCGGTGATCGAGCTGGCCGTCTGCGTTCCGGCGCCGTTCGCGGTGAGCGTGACTTTATTCACCGTGGTGATTATGACCAGTGCTGCGTTCGCCGCCGACGTTCCCAGATACCAGGCATAAG